TAGATTCTGCCGTGTCGAAATAATTTTTAGTCGATTGTAAAAATCCAGACAAGGTAGATAAAACAATAACGGATATTTGAATATAATTAATAGTTGAGTGTAAATCACTATATTTAATATCTAATAATCGCTTGCTAGTTTTACATTCTTTCAATATAAACAAGTTGTTATTAATTAGGGAGTGAAGTTCGTTTTGAAAAATGGTAAATTCCTTCGAATATTTATAATCTAATTTTCCTATTTCAGGACTGGATATCCCCTTTTTTTGATTATCGGTTGGTTTATTACTAGTATTTTTTGCGTTATTACCACTGATACCATTGATATTATTACTACTATTTGTATTAGTACTATTAATTTTGATTGTTTCTGTATTGTTGTTTATTGCTCCGTCATTCGTCGGTTTGTATGCTTTATCTATTACTTTACTTCCAGTGTTAATTGTGGTCTTTTCAACTACGTCTAAATTTATATTTGTTTCTACCGGAATATTATCTGTACTATTATTTTTTGTATTTTTACTCATTATATAATAAGAATACAAAATAAATTATTTTGGATTTTGGATTTTGGATTTTGGCTACCTTGTTCTCTTTTCATGTAATGTAATTTTACCATTTGTTTTTCTTAACGTTGATTTTAGGTCCAGCTCCCTTCTTTTGAACACTGTTCGGATCATATACATCATCTTCGTCGTCGCTATTAATATCCTTGGATAATTCCCAAAACTCCTTTGAACCAAGTTTAAACCCACTATGGTTTTGCGCCTTATACCAAAATATTTGGTCCTGTAATTTATTTGACTTAGCATTGTTGTTAATTACCAAACATTCAAAATTTTCAGTACATTGGTCCATTACTTGACAGAATGATTCAAATGTTGGAAACATACCGGCATAATTTTCCCAAATACGCCTTCTATTCGCAATATATGGCTCTCTTAATATAAACACATAATCTATATTTGTTCTTAAATTCGGGGGAATACCTAACGGATATTGCATAGTAATAACTAACATGATCTTCCAATGACGACCATTCATAAACAACAGTCTCATCAGTTTATCCTTTGTCCATTTATTATCATACAAACAGTCATCTAATATTACAAACGCTCTAGCATCAATATTTGTTCGTTTATAAGCTTCCATTTCCCTTTTTATTTGTTTTAATACTGTTTTTTGACGCTTCAAAATATTCTCTATAATCGCACTATTATATTCATCATGAATAAATAACTTTGGTACATGTTCCGCAAAAAAACCGTTACCTGCTTCTGTGCCAGATATGACTGTTCCTATTGGAATATCCTGATGGTAATATAGCAAATCTCTTACTAAAAAACTTTTTCCCGTATCACGTCTTCCTATTAAAACCACGACAGGACCCTTATTTTCGTCTGGACGAAAACTAATATTTTTCATATCGAATTTTTTCATATCAAGCGACATATTTATCTTCTAAAAAGAAAAAAAAAACGGGTGAATTACGAAACTGACGAAACTGGCGAAACTGACGAAACTGGCGAATATGACGAAACTGGCGAATATGACGAATATGAATATTATGTAATAATTTAACAAAAATTAGTTTAAATGAAATATTATATTTATTTTTAGAATAATAAAGAATGAACTTTTCATTGTATTATCGCAAAAATAAAAACGAGGAATTATTCAAAGCTTTAGAGAAATCTAATTTGGGGGTAGACAAACTACAGAATTATGTCCCATTGTATGAAAAATTCTTTTCACTCAATTCAACTAATTCGAACAGTATTAATCTAAATCAAAAATACTACATTCATTCTATTACCGAAGAAGTGACTAAAAATACATTAAAAATTAATGTATCTGACAATTCCAATAATCTAGTCGAAACGGATGTTTTTTGTAAGTTTTCACCTCTACTAGATCCGTTAAAGTATTTAATTGGTAAATATGACTTATCCGGCAATAATGATATCTCTTTACCACAATTTGATGTTACAAATAGTTTTCCTAAACTACAAGATAAAAATAATAGTGCTTACGTAGATTCATTTTTTACATATCTCTCTAGCCAGTTATTACATAACTATGGATTTTTAAATAGCATTGATTATTATGGAGCATTTATTTGTAAACAAGACAAGTTTCAATATAATATTGTGGATGATATTGACTATTTAAATGAGACCGACTATTTTCACACCAATACGGGTAATCTATTTTCAATTGAAAATGAAGAACATGCCAATATATTTAATCTAGGTTCGAGAACAAACAAGAAAAGACTTGTTATCAACAATAAATTAGATAACATTGGCATTGATGTAGATGTAGATATAGATATATTTAATAGCATTGACTTTTCCGTTTTTACAGATAATAACGATAACACACAATCTAATATATTGAACGCAAATACTGATATTTCATTGGTAACCTCCTCGTTAGACACATCTTCTATACAAATATTTGATTTGAGTGAAGTGTGTATTTATAATCATCCTTTAAAAAAATCAGCATCCGCAACGGGATCATCGTCAGTGTCATCTTCATCAACTTTTAGTTCAAAATCATCAAATACATCTGTTGATAATGAAAATGATGATATAAATTCTATAGATGGTGATGGTGATGTTGGTGCTCGGGGTGCTGATAAGAAAAACTGTATTGACGATAATGATAGCGGGAGCGACGATAGTAATGAAGAGGAAGATGACGAGGAAGATGTGTTTTGTTCTATTTTTAATTTCCCTGTTCAAATGATAACATTGGAAAAGTGTGAAAATACGTTAGATTATTTAATGATCAATGATTTATTAGAAGACCATGAGTGGGTGTCATGTTTGTTTCAAGTGATTATATCATTGGCTGTATTTCAAAAGGCATTTTCATTTACTCATAATGATTTACACACCAATAATATCATGTATATACCTACTGAAAAGCAGTTTTTATATTACACATTTAATAGCGTTACTTATAAAGTTCCTACATACGGAAAAATATACAAGATAATCGATTTTGGCCGTGCTATTTACAAGTTTAATGGTCAAATTATGTGTAGTGATAGTTTTCATCCGAAAGGTGATGCTGCCACGCAATATAATTGCGAACCCTATTTGGATGATAATAAACCCAGGTTAGAACCCAACACCAGTTTTGATTTGTGTAGATTAGCATGTTGTTTACATGACCATTTTGTGGAAGATATATTTGACTCGGAAGAAATTTTAAAGAAGAATAAAATTGCCAAGTTAGTAGCTTCATGGTTAATAGATGATAAGGGAAAAAACATTTTATATAAGACAACCGGCGAAGAAAGATATCCGGAATTTAAATTGTATAAAATGATAGCGAGAACCATTCATCTGGCTATTCCGTCAGTTCAATTAGAAGATGAATTATTTAAGAAATATATTACAAGCAAGAAAAAATTAAACAAAGGTGCAAAAATAATGAACTTGGACAATATACCACCATTTTAGTTCAATGATGAAACTTGAAAACGAAAGTAATAACTAAATCTCGAGATATAATAAATACACGGTTAATACATATCATACGTCATACGTCATATGATATATATAGACACACACCAGTTGAATTAGGACAAGTATAATACTAATACTGCCTAACTAATTACTTTACCTAAAAGATGGATTACCTAAAAGATGGATTATCTAAAAGATGGATTACCTAAAAAGATGGATTATCTACAAATGCCATTGTAGATTTACCGCCATTTTTAATATCTTTACTATCAAATTGTGAATACAAAAATATTCCGGTGATTCCCGCAAAATAGACTAATAATGTTTCTCTTACTATAACTTTTAATGGTTTCTTATCTTCGTCTGACGTGAATTTCATTTCCAAAAATCTGAATAGGAAAAAAACAACCGATATTGCTAAAGCATAAATAAATACTTCTGTCATTTACATTAAATACAAATAAAGTTAATGTAGATTTTACGAATTATAATAATATATTATGTCAATATCTCAATTTCTTCTAGACCAATTGGAACCTTGTTTGTAACCTTTGGCCTTTCCAGATCATGAATATCTAACTCTGTCAAGTTTATTTTTTCACCTATTTTTATTCTATCTTCGTCAGCGTCGTCTTCTTCTTCTTCCATTTTTCTCATGGCACTACGTTCGACACTAATGTGTTCTAATCGTTCTATCGTCTTTGGGGCTATAATTTCTTCAATCTTATTAGCAGTGCTTATAGCACTGTCTACATCATTAAATTTAATAGTATCACCATCTAATGGCGTTATAACTAACTCATCGCTTGTATCAATATTAGAAGTATTTTTATCGATTTCCCCCCTGTTTCTTTCTGTCTCACCCTCACCCTCCTTCACACCTTCCGTCTCATCCTCCTTCTCATCTTCCTTGTCATAAATAGGCTCGGTGGATATTATTTCTTCACTTTCTTCTACAACAACATCATCTTCAATCGATTCATCTAAATACACTCTCAAAATATTCTCTACTGGAATATTCTCTCGAACTGAATTTAATGTTTGTTCTCTTACTATTAATTCTAATTCGCGATTATGTTTCTGTATTTGAAGAGGTCCCAGGTTTTTCTCAAACAAATAAATATTTGTATATATTTTCCTAGCAGTATTAATATATACTTTATGAATAAAGTCCTTTAACGATGGAATATTAATATCAATCTTCTTTTGTTTATTACCTACACGCATACATGTTAAACTTTTTAGTTGAATGATATGAACACAACTTATTAAATCGGTTAGATATCCACAATTGCTCTTCTCTGTAATTCGTTTGGTTTCCTCCTCTACAATCGTCGAATTCCACTTGGGAATTCTTGCCAAGAAATTTTGAAACGTCATTAAATATTTATCTAATTCGTCATTTTCTTGACATAGTTTCCACGATTCGTCAAATATAGATTTAAACCCCTCGATAACTAGAGGAGTTAAGATATTAATTAAGCGCGCACACCACTCATTTCTAGACTCTTGTAAACTTGATACTGAATAGTCGTCCATTTACATAAAAGAAATATTTTCTAATGAGTAATCTAAACGCTTTAATACAAAATTTAACACACATGCCATTAATAATCGCTCTTCTCTAAATTCTTTCTTTATTTTCTGGAAAAACACTAAATATTCGTATTTTTTTATATCGTCAATGTTCATTTCTTTGACATACTCCATCAAATCCAATGCGCTATACCCCTTTTCATACAACGTCTCGCTCGTTTCAATAATATCATTTTCTTTTATTTTTTCAAATTCAGTTTTAAATTTTGTCTTTTTTTGCTTGTCTTGTTTTGAACTGGAAAAACAATTGTCTAAATTATATTTGTGTAAATTAATGGGTTTTCCATTGACAATTGGGTCTGGAATAAAAACCTCACAGAAACGTGACAATATCGGTTTTAATAACTTGTATTTGTCATCTACTACAATAAAAAATCTTGTCGAATGACTAAATAGTTCAATACATCTTCTTAATGCGGATTGAGCATCGATGGTTAATTTATCGGCATTTAATAAGATGATGCTTTTAAATATGCTTCCTTCTTGTAAATTTATGTTTGTTCTTGCGAAAAATTTCAACTCCTCTCTAATGAATTTAATGCCTTTTCCATGGGCACAATTGACTATCATGACATAATTTTTCATATAGTCTGTCTCATTTTTATATACATTTTTCAAGAAATTAAATAATATTGTTTTTTTACCCGAACCAGATGTCCCGTGGAATATTAGATTTGGTATTTTCTTATTGTCAATAAACGTACCCAGTTTTTTTGTGATATCTTCGTGAATTACTAAGGACATGAATATTATAGTATATATGTCATTACTTTTAATACTTTTTTCGTTATTCTATATTATATTTGTTCTACGTTCATGCTATAATACATATCAAAAAACTAATAACTAATAACTAATAACTAATAACTAATAACTAATAACTAATAACTAATAACTAATAACTACTCAAAC